ATTTTTGATCGCGTAAGGCAAGCGCTTTTGAATCTTCAATCTCATTCTTTCCGCGAACTCTAATCGCACTAAGATTGATTCTTTTGCCTTGCTTCATTTCACGGCGTCCTTCTTTTTCTTCTTGTCTTTTGATTTCGCTAAGACGAGATTGAACTTTCCACGCCCACGCTTTTCTGAAACTTGAATTGAATGTTGCATCGAATCCGCCGCGAACTCCTTTGCGTTCATCTTTCAAAGCGCGTTCACACGCTTCGATCAAATATTCGGCATAAAGATCAATTTGAACTTTGTTGCCTTTTGTCGCAAAAATGTCGAAACATTTGCCTTTGTAAGAATTGCCGATAACTAAACGGCCATTGAAAAAGTTTACGCAAGCTGAAACAATAATCTGTTCATGTGGTTTGACTCTTGTGAAATGTTCAAATCCGTTTGCGTCTTTCCAAGTCCAATTGATAGCTTCTTTCAGGCTTGGGTCTTCGATACCTTCTTTGACTCTTTCTTCAAGTTGGTTCAAAGTAATTCCGTACTTTTTAAGAAGTTGCTCTAGCTTTTGTTGAGCCGCAGCTTTTTCATTCTTGTTTGAACTAGAAGTCAAAGCCAGAAGTTTAGAAAGAAAAGAAAATGAATCTCTCATGTTGGTTTGATTTGTTTGTGAACATTTTAATTATATCATAATAGATTTAATAAGTCAACCCCCTAAAAAATTAATCCTAAAAAATTGATACTTGACAAATCTTATTAATTATATTATAATAGGATTGAGGGTCAAACCTCAGAAACTTGAAAATTTAAACAAATTAAACAAAAAGGAGAAATTCTTATGACTAAAAAAGTCGAAGAAAAAGCAAGTAAACTTGCAATCATTTTTACAAGCGGCGGCGGTTCTTCTTGGGCGCAAGGCTCAGATGAAGATAACCATGTTCTTGCCTATCGGGCGGGAAAGCATTTCAAGCAATCTTGGAAGCATATGTTTAAATTCAAAAAAGCAGGCGAACAAAGATTATGTGTTCATCTTTATGACATATCAAAAGCCGAGGGTTGGTCAGCCGATTATGCGGGCAACATTCATTGCCTTGAGTCAAAAGAAGAATGTCCATATATTGAAAAAATATATGTAGTTGTTTAAACAATCGCCCCTTCGGGGGCGTTTACTTATCCATCCATTTTTCAAACAGGCTGTCAGGCTGAAACGCTTTTGCTAAGAAATTGCCGTAAAGATTATTGTCTAATATCTTTAATCCATCTTTCTTTGTGAAAGTTGCAACCAGTATTGCTTCGCCCGCCTTGTTCATATCGTAAAGTTCAAAGTCATCAAACACGCCGTTCTTGATCGCTTCAGGAACAATTTCAGATACTTTTCTGTGAACATTGCGAACATATTCTGGAAGCACTCTTCGGCCTGTTTTTATATATCTTTGATAGTTTCTTTCAAGCGCTGTTGCAATTTCAGCTGTTGCATATTTGGCGCGAACTGTCATGCCGCGATCTGTCATGGTCTTAATTTTTTTGGTCAAACTGGCAACGCTTCCATCGCCTGTTCCATCAAGCATTGTGTGATACCTTCGCTGTGCTGATTCTCTTTGAATCAATTTAGAAATCCAACTTGATTCTTCGTGAACATAGTTTGCGGCGTTTTCTGCGATCTTTCCGCCCTTGGCCTTCATCGCATTAAATTCAGGCAAACGCTTTTTGATTTCATCAGCATCAATAACAACAGTTCCTTTTGGCAACGGCGATTTCTTCAGCATGATTGATTTACCAGAAGCTGACCCGCCGCCTGTCATAAAGAAAATCGGGTTCTTCTGCGCCTTCGGGTTATTCTCAGCAATAACATCTTCAATAATTCTTCGATGTAGTTCCTGACGTTCTGGCGTCCATCTTGTAAGGTTTGACGGCTCCGCGTTTTCTGCAAGCGAACCATCTGAATATCTTTGCCAAGAAAGTTCCGCGCCTTTTCTTTCTCTGACAACATCAGGAACAATTTTAATTTTTTCTGCGTTTCTTCCATAGGCGGCCTGCAACTGCGCCAAAGTTTTTTCTGACCCATCAACGGCAACAAATTTTCTGATCGCCTGATCGCCGCCATATTTTTTTGACAATTTATCAAAGAATCGAACTTTTTTTGCTCCAAGTGCTTTTGCTTTTATTGTTTGCGATTGACCCGACAGCCAAGTTCCATAAGATTGCCCTGCGGGTACTAGACCGCTTTCTGATGGCCTGAAACCCCTGCGTCTGGGCGCTTCGATCTTACGGCCAAAAACACGGCTTAAATTGTCATAATCTATTTCGGCAACTGTTCTTGACCTGCAATTAAAATGCTGTGGAGGTTCTGGCCCTTTACCATATTCAAATACCTGTTGATCTAATGAACGACAACGCGAACTGGTTCTACTGTCCAAGGTTGCCAGATAACGATATTTTTTTGTTGCATCTGGGTTTGCCTTATAAACTTGTTGCGCCGCGACATTGCTAACTTGATTTATTGATGTTCTGACGATTGTTTGAATCTGCGGATTTGCAAGCATCATAGACGCGCCACGCATCGCCAATTGTTGCTGTTTTGCTGTCTTTGCCAAAGTATTAAATCTCAACTTACCTACAAGACGCCTTCGCATCTGTTGGGTTGTATCGCCTGCTAATAATCCATCGCGTATTGATTGGCCTAACCTTTCGGCGCTTTTGTTTGTAATACCACGAAAAGATTTTTTTATTGAATCGCCATTTGGCAACCTTATCAATGCGCCTTCTTTTGCTGTCAAAGAAAACTTTGCGCCAGAACCCGCCGCGATAGTACTTAATGAATCAGATAAAACATTTAAATTAAATTCTGATGCGGAAGTTGTCACAACAGCTTTTGCAAATGCGGGTGTGACCTCAACAGTTCTTATTGATGACCTGATACCTGCGGGCAATGCGCGTTCCATCTGAACAGTTGCAAATTCTCCCTGCAACTTTGCAACAGCATCAGAAACAAGTTCCATGTCTCGCGTTGATTTGACGTCCCATTTTCTAAGGCTTGCTTTTGTCTGTAACAACAAAGCGCGTAAACGTGCCGCTGTATATTTGGGCTGATTAGCTTTTGGAAGGCGCTCTATTGCTTCTAATTTATCAACCGCCCTTAATATGATTCGATTATAAGATTCAACAATTTCACGCGAAATTTTATTTGAAAATCTATTTAAATCTAAACTATTACGAAAATATTCTTCTGGTATTAAATCAGGGTAAGGAATTGATGCGCCAAGTTTGGAGACATCAGACGGTACCCGAATCGGCGTTTGTGTCATTAATCCTCATCTTCTGGGTCTTCAACTGGTTCACCTTCTTCAGCTTCGGGCATTGGTTCATCCATTTCGATCATGTCGCCTTTTTGTGTTTTTTCGATTTCTTCTTCAACATCAAAATCATCACCTAGAATTTCGCCTTCTGCTAATTGTTTTAACAATGTTTCATGTGATATTGCCCCAGAACTCCAAAGTTCGCGCCTTGCCTGAATCTCTTGCGGTGCTAATCTCTGGCCTAAGAAATCACGATTGACAAAAGCATTTCCAATTTCTGCAATATTTAAATAATTTGCATGAAATACCAAACAGTTGTCGATCATGTCCTGAAGCTGTTGCGCCACAATCATTAATGTCGAATCGCCTTGGCTTCTTTGTATTTCTTGCGATGCGGCTGTTTCTGCGACAAGTTTTTGTCCAAGTATTGCGGCAAGTGCCAAAGTATTAATTTGATCTTCAATATTTTTTATCCTGTCGCGTTGATATTGAAATGATGTACCTTTGATCTCTACAAATTCAGCCCTGCCACCTTCAGGAAATGCCATCGCTTCAGATGGCCCTGCGCTCACTTCTTCTGAAGCCTGCGGAAAGCCAAAAAGACAAAGCATTGGAACAGAAGAAATTCTAAGTTGATTATCAAAGTCTGAACTCTTTTGATAATGCAATAGATTTAATTCTGCAATATCTTGCATCGGTGGACGTGATTCCAAAAAAGAAACTTTATTTGAATATGCAATAGCAAATGGTATGTAATCCAAGGACGTTGTACCTTCATCTACTTTGACATATTTTCCCTGCCTGCCTTTTCTATGGACTTCAAAACCGCCTGCCGTTAATAATCGAACCTGTTCAACTTCTTTCTGTCCATATTCGCCATCTGGTTCTGTGACCCGTTCCAAAAGTCGTAACTGCGTTAATTTTTGCTTTCCATCTACAAGTTCTGTCCGCCATCCAAGGATTTCACGCGGGCTATATGTAATCCAATAAGGTCGGCCAGTTCCGCCTGTTGGTGCATCTACAAGAACCCCTACATGGCCGTATCTAAGCATTATTTTTGCTGTCTCATATGTCCAACTCGTGAGATCATTTCCCTGAAGGTCAACATCGAACAAATCTTCTGTAACCCGTTCTGATACCTCATTCAATCGAACAGGCTTTCGTGTAAGCATACCCGCAAGCAATCTTTCAATTCTGACGTATAAA